CCTGCTGTAGCACCTGCTGTTTCATCTAATACTAATTTTACATAATCGTATGTTTCTCTAAGAGTAATACGTGCTTCATTTGCTGGCAAGCCTGCAACATCATATGCAAGTACACGATACACTTTGTCTGGGTCATCGTCATATACAAGAGCAGTACTAGGTCTTGTAGGGTTAACATCTACAATGCCGTTGTACTTAACAACTTGTCCGTTTCTAATAATTACATTGGCTCCGTTAGGAACGTCAACTTGTATACCAGGTTTACTTGCTATACCAACTGCAATGTTAAGTTGATAAACTTGTGGTGATGTTCCGTCAACTGCTGTAACACTTGTTACTTCATATCTGTTTAAGAATACTGGTTCGTTTTCTAAGTCAGTGCCACCATTATGATCTATTTCAACTTCACTTACGTTAAATGGTTCGTAGGCTAAGTTGGTAACGTAAAGCACTGTATCGCTTTGTTCATTTGGATATTCTGCTGTAGTAAACGCTGTACCAATTTGTATTGTATCTTGATCAACAAACACTTGGTCACTTACTTCTAATGGATCACTACCTTTAGCAACAAGAGCAAAGTCACCATATGCTGTTGAACCATTTAATGAACGTATGTCTGATCCATTCTCTGCTAGATAACTTATGTGGTTGTAGTAACAGAATACACTAACAAGCTCTGAACGTGCATTGTTGGTTGTATACACACCATAACCTAAGTCGTTAATTTGTGTAAAGTCATTACCTAACATACTAATGTTACCAGCAGTAAGTATTTCTATGTTGTAGGGCACCGTAGGCAACGCTGTAGCAGTCTCGTTTACAATTTGGTAGTAAGCAAGCGTCCAAGGTGTGTTATCGTTTAAAATAAGACGATATTCTCCTACACCTACTCCTACTGTGTCTGCTTTGTCTATTTGAAAACGTGTGCCATCGATAAAGAAACTAGTTGGCGTTTGTGGTTGTCTAAATACGTTGTCAATAACAATTTCAGTTGTACTGTTTATTTGTTTGATACGTGCATCTAAGTTACCAGCAAATCCATCAATGAACATACCACCTGCAAAACTTACGTCAGGTGCTTTTGATTTTGAGAAACTTGATGCTGTTTGTGTGTAAGGTGACTTAGTAAGTATTTGTCCTTCTGGATCTAACACTTCCATAAATCCGCCATGTCCTTGTACACTGATATTTCTTATGATAGTTGCGTCATTCATTAACAACACATCCATCTCGTCATTGTCTTTAGGTGCGTTAAAGTTTCCTCTAATTATTTCTGCTACTGAACCAATTAAGTCTTCAACTACACTTTGTTCAGCACTTTCAAGTAACATACTTGTTTGTGTTTTTAGATGGTCTATTGCCGCCGCTGTTTCTGTAACTTGGTCGCCTGGTAATTGTCCTTGATATGTTAGTGCGGCAAACAATGTTTCATTGAAGCCTCCATATAACATATCCAATGCCGCGGCATCAATTATGTAACCTACATCACGTCTACACTTTGCTACATCATATACTAAACTTGGATACGTTGTAGTAATAAAATTAATTGTGCTGTCTGCTAGTTGCTTCTTTGTTGATGCTGTACTTAATGTTTTATATGCTTCGTCATAATCGCCTGCATTTTCTGCATAGTCATATATGTGATTGTTACTGTCTGCTAGGTAGTGAGCACCAAAAGGAAGATTGCCAACTACTGCTGGATCTAGTCCAAGGTTTACTGCATCTCTTTTGAAACGTATGTTAGCATATGGACTAGCACTTGGTCCTGGGCGTGGTCTAATAATACTACGTCTAAACTCATCACCTTTGATAGAAGTATTGTTTGGAACCTTCATTGGAAAGTGTTCAAAGTAAATTCCACTTTCAACTCTAATTGTTATTTCAGGATAAGATGTACCTGAGGCTTTGAATTCACTGTATGGAACTCCTGGAATAGGATTGCCAAATTTTAGTTCTTCACCTTGTACAAATGTACCACCTTCAACATTAACAATAAACTCATCATAGTTTTCTGTTGGTTGTATATTATATTCTTCTATAATAGCAGTTGCGCCACTAGTCATACCAAGTATTCTAAAGCCACTGCGTAACTCTGTTTGTGCATCTAAAGAACTAGCACCTTTACCAACATCAAGAACTTTAAAGTCTCCTTGATCTGCTATTGTTAAGATAGTACTTTTCTTTTGACTTACTTGACTGTCATATGTAATAAACTTTTGATATGGACCTAAGCCCTTGCTTGCTCTGTTAACAACACGTTCTGCTTCTCTACAAGCGGCATTTAAACTAGCAAATGCTGTGCCTGGAGTTCTACCACGCTTCTCGCCGTATGTGTTATCGTCTTTACCGTTAGGGCTAACAAACAATACATTGGTGCTTGTTTGGAATGGTGTACTTGCTACTAGATAGTAGTCTTCACCATCTGAATATTCTAAACTTTGTGTGTTGGGATTGTATCTAAATAAACCATCAGTTGGAGTAGGACGATCTTGTTGACCACGCATCATTATTTCAGTTACGTTACCAACTACATCAACTTTTATCTTGTCACCAAATGCAGGTTTACCTCCACCTGTTACACCATCGCCTATATACAGTTGATCGTTTTCAGTGTCATAGATAACTTCACCATTAAGCGGTGTAAATTCTTGTCTATCTGCTGTTGGGCCGCGCCTTACTAATATACTACCGCGATCTGGTGTAGAGTCTTCCGACATTTATTAATCCTCTATCAATGGACTGTTTGGTCCGTAAGTAACATTAGGATCGTAAGTCGCTGTACCTGCTAATGGAATGTACCCACCATCAAAGTAATTAGACGGAGTTTGGTTAAATGGTTCTCCGTCAACTCTGTCAACTTTAGACGTATATAGTGGTTTTATTTCTCCCGCATCTACAGGAGGAATATTAAAGAAGTTATCTTTATCAAATGGTGCGCCACGTCTAATCATATACTATCCTTTAGTATATTTATCGGACTATGTGACGCTTTAGGTTAAGTTACAATACCAGTAGTTTTTTCAGTATATTGCTTTGCAAGTCCTTCTTCAGTTCTTGCCATACATACTACTGCGTTTGCTTTGATCTTAAATTTTGAATTATCAGGGTCAACACTAAACATAAATGGTGCTAGTCCTAAGCCTTGTCCTTGTGCAATTAATGCCATTGGTTTGTGAAGTGTAACTACTGTAGCATCTTCTGATTCAAACCTAGCGATAATTTCTTCGCCTGCGTTTAATTTTAGACTTACTGTGTCGCCTTGTGATATTGGTTTTTCTAATAACATATTATTTCCTGTAATTGCTGTGTTCAAACAGTAGATTTCCTGCTACGCTTATTCTATATTCATCTGAAGAGTAAAATGGATATACCATGTGACTTACTCTTGACGAAAATAAACTAATCATACCTTGTTTTTCATTCGGTGTTATTGACGATTGATTGCCAAAAATATCCGAATAAAGAAAGTGGAATTCTCCGTTCAGTGATCGTGCGTTAGTTTTAGTAAAGACTTGACTCTCTGTTTCTTTGTCATAGGGTATTTTAACCCATATAACAAAACTTATATCCGAGTCATGGTCGTGTATAGGGTTGAATTCATATTTCTGTTGATAGTTAACCCAAAGGCTAACTAATTCAGTTGGTTGAATTCTTGGGTATTTAAATACATCTTGATACACTCTTGATAGTTCCTGTACATATGGCTCTAATACATTATTAGATTTAGTCAGGTTAAACTCTTTATCAATATGTCCTACAAGGTCTGCGTTTGCAGGTTGTGCGTCAAAGTTTGATTTAAATATATCGTCTGTTTCACTTGTTAAAGCATCAAATATATGTTGCGGAACCGTGTCTGTCATATATCCAACATTAGGGAAGTTGAATATTTTACAAGTTTCTGGGTTTACAATCATCTATCACCTATAGAGTAAATCCGGTACCATTGTACCCTGTGTCATCAATGTATGCAACCATTTGTTCGTAACCACCTACCTTGTTGCCACCTATAATAATTTGTGGGAATGTTCTAGCAGTTGGAAATGTTTCAAACAACTCTTCGCGAGTGAAATCTACATCTAGTTGCTTGTACTCGTATTCTAAATTATATTTCTCACACATTGCTTTTGCTTTGTCGCAATAAGGACAAGCAGGTTTACCATATATGGTTATCATAAACTAAATCCTTTTAGACTGTCTTTATCGACATCCTGTTTAATACCACCAATGATGTAACTTTCAACTTCTGTCTCTTGCGGTGCAACTTGCAAGCCTGAGCTAGATAGCCAATGCTGTGTCCACGGTAGCGGGTTAGTGTTTACTGGTGCATCAAATATAGCTTCCATACCTAGTGCTTTTAGTCTACGGTTTGCAATGTATTCTACGTACTGATGTAACAGTTTATCATTAAGTCCAATCATACTACCGTCTTTAAACAAATAGTCTGCCCAGTCTTTTTCTTCTGCAACACATTCACGCCATAAGTCATATACTTCTTCCTGACACTCTTTAGCAATCTTAGCCATCTCTGGATCGTCTTTGCCTTGCGCCCACAACTTTAATACGTGTGTGCTTAGTGCTAAGTGTTGTGCTTCGTCACGAGCAATTAATGAAATAATCTTTGCAGACCCTTCCATTAGTTTTAATTCGCCAAAAGCAAATGTACATGCAAATGATACGTAAAAACGTAGTCCTTCTAAGATGTTTACAGTTTGCATAGCCAAGTATAGTTTTTTCTTAACATCATACATATTACCTTCTTTGCGATGTGTAAACGCATCAGCGGCTTCTGTAAATGCATCATAGTGTTTTGTTACACTTTGTGCTCTTGCAATGATCTTTTCATCATCTAGAATAGTATCAAATACTTCACTTGGATCAGCATATACATTTTTCATAATGTGTGTATAACTGCGTGAGTGAATTGTTTCAAAGAAGTCCCAAGTAACAATACAGCCTTCTAGTTCAGGAATACTTACGTGTGGCAAAAATGCTAAACACGGTCCACGTCCTTGTACACTATCAAGTAGTGTTTGATATTTTAGGTTACTGGTAAAGATATGTTTTTGTTCTGGTCTAAAGTTAGTAAAGTCAGCTCTATCTTTTTGCAAACTTACTTCTTCAGGACGCCAAAAGTATCCTAGCATAGTTTGATTTAGTTTATCAAACACAGGGAACTTAAACACATCATATCGTTGTGTATTCTGATCAGCACCAAAGAACATATTCTGCTTGGTGAAATCTACTTTTTCTTTATTAAAAACTGTCTTAGCCATTTTCTTACTTCCTTATCATCGCTCTTTTATTTTATACTCTTTTAAGAGCTGTGTCAACTATTAAATTGCACACGCCTCACATTCTTCTCCGTCTTCATCATACTCAGTTGTTTGTAAAGCCGGTAATTCTTCTTCAACAAATCCTTCACTAGGATCTTCCTTATAGTCATAAGTGTTTTGATAGTAACTTGTCTTCCAACCTAACTTGTAAGTTGTTAGTAAGTCTTTGATCATTACACTCATTGGCACTTCGTTGTTTTCGTAGTGTGTTGGATTGTAACTCCAGTTACCACTAATTGCTTGGTCAAAGAACTTTTGCATTACTGCTACTACATTAATATAACCTTCATTGCTTGGCATATCCCATAGCAATGTGTAGTGGTTCTTTAGTGTTTGATACTGTGGAACAATCTGCTTAAGAGGCCCTTTCTTGGACTTCTTAACGGACAAGTAACCTCTAGGTGGTTCGATTCCGTTTGTTGCGTTCGACACAACGGAACTGCTCTCCGAAGGCATTTGTGCGGACAAAGTGCTGTGCCTAAGCCCGTGTTCTTTGATGTCGCTCCGTAAAGTATTCCAATCATAATGTAACTTATTCTCTACTACTGCATCAACATCCTTCTTATAAGTGTCAATAGGAAGAATGCCCTTGCTGTATTTAGTACGATTGAAGTAGTCACATGCACCTCTTTCCTGCGCTAATTTGTTACTTGCTTTTAGTAAGTAGTATTGGAACGCTTCTGTTAGATTGTGTACTAGTGTCCATGCTTCTTTGTCTTCATACTTAACATGATTCTTAGCAAGGTAGTGTGCTAGTCCAATGTAGCCTACTCCTAGTGAGCGTCTTGCTTTAGTTGACTTCTCTGCCGCTTTAATTGGATAACGTTGATAGTCAATAATTTCTTCTAATGCTCTTACTGCTAGTTCACACAAGTCTTCTAAGTCATCTAGTTCTTTTAATGTACCTACATTAATAGCACTTAAAATACATAATGCAATTTCGCCTTCTTTATCATCAATGTGATTTAGCGGCTTAGTTGGCAATGTAATCTCTTGGCACAAGTTACTCATGTAAACTTTATCTTCAAACGAACTGTGTGTATTACAGTGATCAACATTCATAATGTAAATGCGTCCTGTTTCTGCACGTTCTTTGATCAACGCAGAAAACAACTCCATTGCTGGAATCTTTTTCTTCTTGATACTTGTAGCACGTTCGTACTTCTCATATAGTTCTTGAAACTCGTCAGGGTCGCCAAAGTATGCTTCATAAAGACCTGGTACATCATGTGGCGAGAAAAGAGTTATGTCGCCGCCGGATAAAAGCCTTTCATACATAGTTTTGTTTAACTGTATGCTGTAGTCTAGTTTGCGTACTCTATTGTCCTCTGTGCCTTTGTTGTTTTTTAGTACAAGGATGTCTTCAATCTCTTGATGCCAAAAAGGGAAGTGTGTAGTAGCTGATCCGCCACGTACACCATTCTGTGTACAACAACGTACAGTTGCTTCAAACTTTTTAAGGAACGGAATTATTCCTGTGTGTGCAACCTCTCCTCCTCTAATCTTTGCGTTAACGCCTCGTATACGTCCAGCATTGATACCAATTCCTGCTCTCTGCGCGGTATATCTTCCGATAGACATATCACTAGCAAATATGGAGTCAAGAGTGTCATCACTGTCAACGAGAACACAACTAGCAAATTGACGTATTGGAGTACGTACACCTGCCATAACTGGCGTAGGTATGTTAACCTTAAATAACGATGTTGCATCATAGTAACGTTTCACGTATTGTATACGTGTTTCCTTTGGGTAGTTAGCAAACAACGTTGCCGCAATCATCATGTACATGAACTGAGGAGTCTCAAATATTTGTCCTGATGATCTATCCTGACACAAATACTTGTCAACTACTTGACGCATACCTGCATAGGTAAAGTTCTCATCACGCTTGTGTTTAATGTAAGCATCTAATACTGCAATTTCATCTTCTGTATAAGAATCTAAAATACCTGCGTCATATACTTTGCGTTCAATGTTTGCTTTAATAATATCTATAAATGGTAGTGCAAGGAACTCTCCAAACACATCTTTGTATAACCCGTAAGTTAATAGTCTTGCCGCCGCAAATTGGTAGTTAGGTGTTTCTAATGAAATAAGATCATTTGCACTGCGTACCATAATCTCTTGGATCTCTGCTGTACTCATTCCATCGTAAAATTGTAAGTTAGCGTTCATTTCAATTTGACTACTACTTACTCCAAAAATGCCTTCACATGCATGTTCTACTACTTTGTGTATCTTGTCAATATTAATTGGTTCTTTACTACCGTTTCGTTTTACAATGTGAATGCCATTGGCCATATGCGTCTCCTGTTCTTTCATAATTCTCTAATAATTTATTTTTGTTACGAGGTATTTATTGAAGCTCTTGTAAGTGATAGACTCTTTGCGAGTGAAGTGCATCTGGTAATTCCTCATGAGAAACGACTTCGCCATTATAGCCAACAACTGTGGATTTATCCACGACTAAAAGGTAATGCGTCTCTGATTGTTTTCTGTTTGTACTGATATGTATCTCGAATTCAGACCCAGCAAACCGATCGGTTAACTGTAGTGAATACGCCATACCTAGTACGGTTCCAAAGTCACAATAACAATTCTCTTTTAAAAGCTCCCACGGTCCTAACCACGCTTTTTGATCCCATGGATCACACGTAATAGAAGTTCTTGGTGCTTGCTTATAAAAGTCTATTACTTGCTCAAAAGGCTCGTCAGCGGTCTCTAAAGAGTCCCTGAACTCCTTCCAACTTGCAAGTTGTTCTTCATATTTTTTTGTAAACATTAAGTCCTTGACGTAATAGTAAAAGTTAAAGTTGGTAGTACAACTGTGGATTCGGACGTAGAATTTTTAAATTCAATATACGCTGTCGGTCCTTGTCCTGTTGTACTGTTAACTACATTAACAAACTTTCCTCTAAATGTCAAGTTATTTCCGTCCCCTGATACGGAATTATCGTTACCTATGAACTCAAAATCATCTGTTACACTAATGTTGTCGTTTTCTTTGTCAACAAGAATATTAAGTGTACCATGACGAGCACCATTTACGTTGTCACTGTTATAGTGATATTGGAGTTCGTATGATTTAGATCTATCAGCTGGTAACCTAAAGGCAGTTGCCCAATTACCTGCTGTGTTTATTGGAGTAACTGAATGGACTGTAGTATTTGCAAATGTAGCAATGCCTTCAACTTCTGGTAGATAGTCAACAGTGTCGCTATCCCAGTTATTGCCGCCTGTATCACTTACAGTAACGTAGTCCTCTCCGTAGGATAAATCTTCTGTACGCTGGAAGTAATCATTTAAAGTATGGTTACCTGCTGTTACAAATTTGATAACGGAAGTAGTTACGTTTGCACTCGTACCTCCATCATTACCTACGTCATAGTATTTGTTGTTGAGTGAAGTATTTCTAAATCCTTTGTCAACTACAAATGCTTGTGCAAAAATTTCTTTGAATGTACTGTTTTCAATTAGTGTGTTGTTAGGACCGTATGCTTCACCTTGTCCTAATTTATCAGCAAGGTCAGCGGAGTCAGTATAGTCTACTGCTGGCATGCCGTTACCTAAACGTACACCTATTAATAATGTTTTGAATGTAAAATCTCTAAACGCATTGTCTTCGATATCATAAGAACTGTTCACTCCGTAACAGAAGCCTTCGATATCACAGTTTTCAAACAAGTTATCTTTTGATCTTATAGAAGCACTAAAACTCTTAAGGTTAATAGCAATGCTGTTTGCTTGTACACCGTCACCGTCCCAATGTCCTTTAATTTTTAAGTTAGAGAAATGACCGTTCAAACTACTTTGTAAGTCAATCGCTGTATTGTATATGTTAGTTGCGGCATTGTGATACTGTAATGTCATATCGCTAATTTGTATATTAGATGCTTGGTTAGCCGCGGTTAGTGCTGTAGTTGTATCATAGTTGCCTGCAGTACTAGAACTATTAATTGTAACAAATATTGGATTGTTAGTAGTTTGCTCTATAATTGTTTTATCTTTACCTGCACCTTTTAGTGTAGTGTAAGGTGGTATCTTAAGACTGTCATCAATTTTATACATACCAGGAGCAAGATGTAATACATATCTGTTCTCTGGAGATGATTTAGTGTTTAGAAAGATGTTATCAATTGCACGTTGTAATGCTAAAGTTTGGATAACACTTGTGTCATGCTCTGCTCCAAAGTTAGCAACGTATACATCATAGTCTAAACGCTTTTGTAATGAACTAGTAGTAGGTACTTTGGCAGTGGCTCCAGTTTGTATATAAGATACTCCGCTCTTATATTCGTAACTACTTGATATTTCAAAAATACTATCAGCGGCTGTAAGTATCTTAGTGTTTCCTACTTGTGGAGCACCTTCACTTACTGATCCGTTTCCTATGTAAAGTTCTTGAGAATCTACTGCCCAACCTATTTCACCTGACGCAAGTTGAGGGATATTACTAGTACCTTTTTTACCTCTTCTTACTTGTATTCTTGATATCTGTACAACAGCCACTTGCTATCTCCTACGCATTTATTATGTATTTATGCGAACTTCTCGTAATATGTGTACACCCTGTTGTACCATTCGTTACGCCATTCATCATACTCATGTGGCCATACATCAAACTGCTGATATGTTTCGCCTCCTAGCAACATTCCGTCATCTCCGCGACTACACATAAAGATATGTCCTTCACGTATATTAGTGCCGTAGATTTCATTGTGTGCTTCTGCGTATG